GTGCCTGAAGACTCATTTACATTAGAACTACTGCCTAATGTAAAACCATCAGCACCAAAAGCGTTCAAATAGGTAGTAACAGTTTGTTGCCCATCAGTGTCATTCGATTGCAGTACCTTTCCTGCACCTCTCACAGTATCAAACAAATTGTGTATTCCGGAACCACTTCTTTTTTTCAGCCACACCCAATCGGGTGAAAACCCAACGCCTGTAATAGCATTAGACGATGCACCATCACCAGTATACAGCACTGTATTGAAATAATCATCAGCTTGAGTGGTTTGTCCCGGACCGATTGTTACGTCTGGCAAATTGGAAGCGCAAAGAGCTTTAAACCCTGTTGGCACGGCATAATAAAACTCACCTATGCCCTCACTATCTGAAGCAGCCGCAGACCCGCTTGTTTTATTTCCAGCAAAACTGTCATCTTGACCAAAATTAAAAACAAATGAGGATGTACCATAACCCATTAACCACGGAAACTTATGATTAGCATCAGGTGCTTCAGATGCAGTGTATGTAGAGTTTGCGTTTGCGCCTGTTGACGGGTTACTTGTGCCTGATCCTGAATTTATATATGTGCCATTAACGTGAAAATAAAGTTTTCTATTATCAAAATCTGCGGCAACACCAATTATATCTCCTGTTGTCGGAGCATCACCAGCGGCGTGTGCGCCAGACCACGCAAACTCTTGAGTATTTAAACCTGCACTGGTATCGCCCCAATCAGAAATATAAGCATTTGAACCTGTAAAATATCCAATGCCTGTGAATGAGGCTTGTTCTGCATTTTGTGCGCCAGCATTAGTTGGGAACTCAACATTATTAAGTCCATTCATATCTGCGACCAACCACCCAATCATCCAAGATGGGTATCCAGCCTCAGTAATATAACACTCGTAATAATATTTTCCTGTCGTAACACCATGAGTTGCTATTGCTTGAGAATAATTACTGGCAGTATTCCTAACTTTTAAATTACCTTCAGTAAAAGCCCCAAAAATAGACTGACCCTTGCCAACAGTGACAAAATTATTCATCGTTGGAAAATTATTAGTCGGGCTATCTTTTACAACATCGGTTGCGGCCAGATTTGTAACTGTATCAAACGAGTGGGAGTTCCCTGATGAATCTGCACCGATAGAAGAACTGTCAGAAAAAGTAAGGCGATAGCCTGTTGTACCAAAGCTGCCAGAATATTCTTTTGGAATCCACACCCCGTCCTTTGTCTCCCCAAATTCAGTCGGTGCAAGCTGTGCATTATCAACATTGTAAACTTCAGCTAAGTAACCATCCATGTAATCAAATCCCGGAGTAAAACCTATTAAAGGTTCATTCCCAGAAGTTGCGTCTTGGAATAAAGTGTCATAGTTCTGAGTGGGGTATGAAGCTGTATCAAACGCTGTTATTTGAGTTCCGTTTACATACATTTTCACTCTGTCGGCTGCGGTGCTTTGTGTAGTATCGACCGCAACTACAAAATGATACCAAGCAGATACATCACGAAAAACCGCCGTAGTAATCACATCACTCGTATAACTTGGGTGTCTGTAATCTTTATAGGTGAGCCGTTGGCTATGAAAACCTATCATAGAACTTGGATAAGTGCTTGAACCGCCAGCACCAATAACAACATCATAAAGATCTGAGGCTTTGGCAAATTTAATCCAAAAAGAAAAGGTAAACTTTCTTCTATTGCCGTCACTTGAAACGGATGAATCTATCAATCTAGGGCTGTCAGCTTTGTTCATACGCAAAGACTGATTAATAGTGTGACTATAAAACGAACCTAGCGCACCACCGGGAGAGCCGGAGCCACCAAGTCCAGCAGTGTTTGATTTAACTAAACTCATTAGGTCAAAGCTCCAGAAACTGTAACCAACACTTCGTTATTTCCTGTGCCTATACAGAAATAAGATAATTGATACACACCAGCAGTATTAAGAGAGGTGGCGGCGGTTGCATTTATGGCTATTTCACCACCAAAAGTAATCGTTTCACCATTCGGATTATTAAAATGAATGTTGCCTGATTGACCAACAGTCTCATTATCAAAAGACAATAAACAGCCATCACTCGCTACAGTAATAGAAAAATCATTGCTCTCTGCCATATCGCACTCAGCCGTGTCTGGACTGCTTCCAGTGCCTAAACTAACAGTCGTTACTGTGCCTACCGCTCTTCCTGCAACAGTTACGTCATTATTAATGGCTAAAGAGACGTTATCTTCAACAGTCATAACGGCAGTGCCGTCCCGTTGTTGGAAGATAATGTCTTTTGCGTCTACGACGGGCTTTATCACAACATCACTTGATGAGTTGGTAATGTTTAGTATCTCTGTCCCACTAGCCAAAAACTTAAAATCATTACCAGCAGCATCAAGTTGAATATCCCCAGCAGTGTCTATGATTAGATCACCTGTGTCATTAACGATGTAAGAATTAGTGCCACCATGATACAGATTCAGATCTTCACCTGCGCCTATCGTTAAACGACCCACTGCACTATCGCCCGTTAGATCATCCGCATCCGCATCTTGACCGATAGAAAGATTGCCGTAACTTGCACTGAGGTTTGTTAACGCATTTACAACGGCCGCTCCACTACCCGCTCCATCAAGATAGACCATGGCCACTTGACCATTGGGTATGGTTACATTTGCTCCAGACCCTTGACTTATGATGATACTGTATGGACCTGAACTACCACTATCTGTAGTAGCGTTCTCAATAATGTGAACTCTACTTATATTATTGGGCGCTATCGTAATCGTGCAATTAGAGTCAAGTGCACCCGTATATTTTATATACATGGATCTAGCCGGATCGGTTGATCCATCAGCTACTGTGCTTGTATGCGTATCTGCATTAGTTGTTATAGCTTCAGTTCCGAACCCGAACGCTTCAGCGATAAGCTCAAGATTAGTGTTGGTTGTAGTTCCCCAAGTACCAGAACCATCGCCAGTACCTAATTCATTAAGTCTTAAATCATTTACATAGGTGCTTGCCATTTTCTGTCTTCCTTACGCTGCTATGCTAGACCAGTTTGGTGTTTGTGAAGGAACAATCGGCCTGTAAAGTCTTTCTTCCCCGACGGAACCTGTTGCAGATACTCCTGTTACTGAGAACCCTAAAGATTGAATAGGTGCGCTTGTCCCTGTGCCTGCTGACGCTGTAGCTGATACCCCGGTTACAGCAAAGGATATAATTCCTAAAGGTGTTACTGTTCCTACCGCTGATGTGCCCGCATTTCCCGTTACAGCAAAAGTCGCTCCTGCTAATGCCGTTACGGTTCCAACTGCCCCTGTAGCTGAAACTCCAGTTACGGGAACAGTTTGTACGCCTTGCGCTACAATCGAGCCTAAAGCAGTGGTTCCGGCAACTCCAGTTGGAGATACAGGGATTGGTTGTCCCCAAGCGCCTTCACCCCAGCCGCCTCTTCCCCATCCTTGTAACGACATAGGCTACCTCATTAGGCTATTCGTATAATCGCATTACTCGCATCTGCTGTAGGAAACTGAATAGTAAAAGTCCCTGACGTAGATGTTTTGTTAGAACTAAAATCCAATACGGCCACGGCTTTATTGCTGTTTGTGCTGTTGTAAATCAACGCACCCATCGCAGTGATTGTGGCTGTAGTAAAGCTAAGATCAGCAAAATCCGTAAGAGCCGTTGTGCCAGAAGTGGTTGGAGCGACTTTTGTAAGTGTGCCACCACCCGTTGCATATGTGCCACTAGAAGCAACCTCACCCGTAGTTGTGAATGCGGTGGTAGTGGCTCCCAAAGTAGCTGTGGTGCTAGACTTTCCACCGCTGCTCTCTGCGTACAAAGCAAGCTTAAAAGCGTTACCGTTTGTTGCGAAATTGTGCGTACCCAACATCAATTCTTGTTTGAATGCGGTACACATTGCTTGTGCTATTGCCATTATAGTCTCCCTATAGCGTCAGCTAGTTGATGTTGACCCGCCTCACGGACCTTCGCGCAAATACTAGCACGTTCTTCTTTTCTCGCCAACTCTATATAATATTGGGCCAAATTCCTAACTCTATCCTTAAAAGCCTCTGCTTGAAGTCTTATGGGGTCCGGGGCTTCGTCTGATACGTAGATAAGTTTAGTTGCCAACATATCAGCTATCTGATCATTAGATAACCCTCCATTATCTGAGGATATTACGTTAACCGATCCCACGTTTCCTGAAGTTAATTCAAACATGATCGTGTCTCCCAAATATTATGGGGTCTGACTCCAAGGGTTCTGGAGGTTTTATATCAGACTGCCTTGTTATTAAAATGTTTCCCTCCTGAATGGTCTGGACCAAAGGGTCTTCTAATCTATGGTATCCATACAGTTTTTCATTATCCGGGACATTTGTGTCAAGCAGCCCGGAACGGTGAGCTATTTCCAACTTAATACCTTTTGATGCCGCGATAGCGCACCAAAACTCTACACAAGCTCTGCCGGACTCTGCCATGTTTACGTTTTTATACGTAAAATCAATCCCGTACAGACATAACTTTGTTACTTTTTTCCATATTGCGTATGCAACGGCATACGCCACAGTGTTGTTGAAATAACAATATCCTGTCGATTTAACCACTTCTTCAAGTGGATATGACTCTATTTTCGGAAACTTTTTATTGGTTTGACAGGAATATATAGGTTTTTTGTTTTTTGACAAAAACTCTCGTGCAACACCTGTTTGAGATCCCGCGTTTTCTGTGTCTAAAAAACGAGAGACGGGGTCCATCATAAACGTGCGATCAACATGTATGATAGCTCCAATACAATTTATGCCCCAAACTTCGTCAAATGTTTGAGACGCAACTCTTGCAGCGATATAGTCAGCATAACTACCGCCCAAGCCAACAATGGCAACTTTCATGTACGGGCCCTTCTTGGTAACCCCTGCCTGTTAGCATCATCATTTTCACGGGCCTCACCAAGATCTTTTAACCTGACTAGAGACTCAACAAACCTCTCGTTGTACATGCTCATTATATCGGGTTCGCCTTTCATAAAAACATAAGCTTCTATGATACTTCCGTACAAAAGAGCGTTTGGTGCATTTTCACTTAACCAAGTCAATGTAGTGTCCGCAGAGGTAGACACAACAATTCCGGTGGCCCCACTTGTGCCCCCAGTAACTGTTTCTCCAACAGTAAAGTCCCCGGTAGGAAGAGTTATTACAAGCTCTGTAGCAGAGGTGAGAGAATTTATTGTAGTGCTCTCTCCGCTTGTGCCTCCCGTTATCGTCTCACCTGAACTAAAAGTCCCTGTAACATTGTTTACTGTTAAGGTAACTTTACTTTTTGTGAGACTGGTTGGTCTGTAATAATAATGAAGTTCTGTATCGAAATTTGCATTCGGCGTAGGTGATAATATAAAATTATTTATATCATATATCGCATAATATTTAGGGACCCCGGTGGTAGAAGGGTTTGGATTATATTCTTGTATAAAATTTACGTCCTTTTGTAACAAAAACTCTTTAGAACTTGAGTTAGTTATAGAAATGCTAAAAGAAGCCAAATAATCATCGGGAACCGCTAAAAACTCGTTTCCAGATGTCATAGACCCAGACACGTTTTTTCTAAAAAACTCAAAGTCTACGGATTTGAAAATGCGTTCTTCTGCCGACATAATGAACCTGTCTAAGTGAGAGACAAAAACAGATTCTTGATTGTCTGTGTAATTTTTTACGGCTGTTTTTAACTGTGTGTATGTATAACTCATGGTGTATTCGCCTGTCCGCCCATACCACTATGGTTGGTGCAATAGTAATACAGTGTTGGCGCTCCAACAGCAACTGCGATTTGTGTATACGCTCCAGAAGACCCCGGAGTTCCGTTGGTGGTTACACCTGTAGTATACTGTGAACCACCCCCGTGAGTTCCATCTGATGTCGTAGAAAACCTAAGTGGGTGACTAGAGTTACTACTATCTGATTGATCAAACCTGTATGTGCTACCCTCTGATAGATTTATCGTGGCCTGTTGAGATCCATCAATAGCATATTTATTACCATAGGCCGTGCTAACAACGGTAACTGTGTAAGTTGTAGCTATACTCGTGCCTGTGCCAGAGGCTGTAACAGTGCCCACTGAGCCTGTGCCAGAAACACCCGTTATTATTGCTTCTGTAGGTGTTGTGACATCTCCGCCAAAAGTAACCGTGCCTACTTTTCCTTCTGCTTGCGGTATAAGCGCATACTGTAAAGTTGTTGTGTTGAAGATTGGAAAAGATACCGTTACGTTTGTAGTTTCGTTTTCTGATCTATCCGGACGCGGATCTCGTAAAGTTTGAGGGTCAAAAACCTTGCGGAAAGGACCTAACTGTGGATGTTTTCTTTCAAACTCATCTTTTCCAACAAGTAGGCCATTCCACTCTTTACGCATGTCCTTATATCTGTATCTAAGTCCAGAACGATCAGATATGGCGTAAGAGTATTTTCCTGTGGCATATCTAGGCATTAGTTTGTCCTAAAATAAGCGTACTCTGGCGTGACAGTGAAACTAGAACGGTCTCTGTCTTCTCCCATAGCCCTCTCAAACTCTTCTTCATATATTGCTTTTAACATTTGCGTCCGGTTAGGAGCGCGTTTGAGAGACAAATAATAAGCTAAACCTGCGGCTAAACAAGGATAGAACCTAAAAGGCAGGTCCATAGTGTTTATGGCTGTATCTGCGTCATCTATGCGGGTGAGAGCATTATATACCACGACATCGGTGCTGTTCTCCGGTGTTGGCCACAAACGTAAGCTTGGTGTCACCTGTCTATCTAGAAAGAACTGCGTTGGTCTACCGGTAGTGGCCTTATTAGGGATGTTTAAGTCGTCATCCCTACTTACACGAGTTAAAGCAAAATCCGTGCTACTACGAGTCACAACGGCGCTCAAAACATCTATAACGTCCGCTGAAAGAGAATAAGTTCTTGTCCCTGATGTAAGAGCCTGAGTTCTCTGTGTGATCGTCCACTGGTTTAAACCACGATTAGCCCATTCCGCTAACATCAAATTAAGAGAACGTCTGGCCGTAACCAAATCGTAACCTGTTTTTACCTCTAAACCACAACGCTCAAACGCTTCTTCTACGTAATCTGCTACGTTTAGTTCAAAATCAACGCTTCCTGAAACAGCCATTACTTTTCTTTCGCGTATAAGTTATCGAATATCTGATTTACATCCATTGTATAGTCTAAATCTGATTTTGAATAGTGTATATGCTGAGACGGTAAGAAATCAGGCGCACCCTGTCCTGTTTCAAACCAAGCAGGATGTGTGACTCGGACACGATTATTAGGCAGAGCAACGATGTTACCCGTGTACGGACCAGCATCCAAAAGCTCTAAAACGTGACTCTGCTTATGCTGCGCCGGGTCATCAGCGATCTCACTCTCCGTGTAATCCACCGTAAAATAGTATTTGGCCGGATAAAACTCAGGCCCTATCTTGGCTATCCAAGGGCACGGATGAGCACGATCTAAACGATAAACTGCGTGTGTATGGGACATGCAGTCCCAAGGTTGCGCCAAATGAACAGGCATAGGTTCTGGCCACTCTTCAAAAGGCGTGTCTCCGACAAGTGCAGTTATAGGCATTCTGGCCCACATCGCTCCCCCATGTACGTTCTGCTGATCCGTGCCATCGGTCTCACAGCCAGTGAATATCATCTGAAAACTTAAACACCGGCTGGGCATCGTAGTAACCGCAATCGCCATAGCGTGAAGAAACTCGCCATGATAATTAGAGTGGTTACACGTATATTCTCTCCGCACCCAACACTTGAAGTGCGGAATATTACTTTGAAGGTAAGGCAAGGTCTTATACCTTGCCGCCTTTGGCCATGCCTTTTTTCTTCATCATGCCGCCGTTAGCCATCTTCTGGACTTTACCGCCTTTAGCCATGCCTTTTTTCTTCATCATGCCGCCGTTAGCCATCTTCTGGACTTTACCGCCTTTGGCATAACCCTTCTTCTTCATGGCTCCACCGCCAGCCATCTTCTGGACTTTTCCGCCCTTGGCCATGCCTTTAGAACGCATATTTCCACCTACAAGAGAGGCAGAATACTCTTCCATAGTCATAAATTCTTTTGCCATTTTCCGCTCCTATGCTTGGCTTACAGAACCCTTGGTTCTCTTCCTACGGTTAGCCATGACAGCACCACAACCTCGTGCTACTGCGGTTCCCGCAATTCTTTTACCTTTAAACGGTCTTTTGGGTGTTGTCACGGCCCCACCGTTTTTTAAACCTGTTACCTTTGCAGCTTTTGTATTAGCGACCGTAGTCTTTCCTTTAGCGCCTGCTTTTTTCTTTTTACGTGCTGTCGTAGCGCGTTCACTTTTGGATAAACTATTAGCTTTAGATCTAGGCAAGCAACGATCAGGGTTTTTCTTATCTTTTGAAGTGCCACATGGGCCTTTGATAGAGCCATCAGATCCAATCCTTACCCAGTCTTGTTTCAACCACTGTTTTAGCTGACCCATTACGACTTCCGTTTACCGTTTTTTACCAACTTAGATAATGTTCGTGCCTGACCCGCGTGAGCTTTAGACGCTTTGCGTAGCTTCTTAGCCACCTTTTTAACTTGGGTCTTAGCCCTTCCTGTTAACATTTATCGGCCTTTCCTTTTACCACCTTTTGACTTTTTGGCGTAATTTGGGTCTTTACAGTATTTTGATGCGGCCAAGTTTGCATACGCTGACGGGTATGTGTCAAATGTGCGTTTAGCCCAAGCTTTGCCTTCGGGACAGATCTTACCACCACTTTTTACCTTTCCCCCTTTTTTCATGCGAACAGCGCCATTTGTAGCGCGTTTTGGCACAGGACAGGCCGCAGCCCCTATTCTTACTGCACTGGTCATCTAAAACACTTTCTGCACGACTGCGGCTGCAATAATTAATCCGGCTATACCCCAGAGCCTTTGATCCAGTTTATCTAACTGTTTCTGTATCTGAGCATACCGGCCATTGCACTCCTTTTCGTGCTTTTCAAGAAGTTTTAAAACATCATCGGCTTTCATCTAACACTTCCACCTTCTACGTGCTGCACAAATACGCTTTTTAGGAGTCTTCTTACAATTTATGTTGTGCATCTTCATCTGACCTTTTGATCGGCTACAATAAGATGCACGACGTTTTGCGTCTTTAGACCCCTTCTTAACTTTTCCTGTAACAGCCGTTTTTAATTTACTGCCCGGATTAGCTTTCCTGTAAGCTGCCACCCCGGCCTTAGTCATTCCCGCCCCTTTTTCTGTGGGGCGGAAATTTTTCTTGTTTCTTTTTGGCATCGTAGCTTTACGAGGAGCCATTTATTTACCTCTTACGCATACTTCTTACGCATGTACAAAATAATTGTATACGTATCCGCAGAAGAATGACCAACCGTTGTAAACAAAATGTCCCCTGTTTTACCACTGCCCGCGTTATTTGTTAGGCCGCCGAAAGAGTTATAATCGTGATGACCGCTCTGGTTCTCACCTAACTCAATAGCAAAAGCATTAGAGGTAGCATCGAACAGCATTTTTACTTTCATGCCGTTACACTGCCACCATATACGCTCTATGACGACCTCACTACACGCAACACCATCTAAACTGCTGTTAAGAGCAGAGACATCTACCTTTTTTACGTTAGACTCTCCACTCCCATCAGAGACGTTAGTGAATTTCATAACGACGTGTTTAGGACCGTCGATTATGGTTTGTGAGGTTACAGCATCCGCCATTTCAGCCTCCTTAGAATACTGAGTATTCTAGTTCAACCGTAAATCTACCTGCTGTTGCGTCTGCGTTTAGCGTGGTTGTGGCCGCAGCGTACAAATGCTTACTTGCAATCGCAGCAGTAACATTTGGCTCAAACACATGATAATTACCGGCTGAGTTGTTAAAGTTAATATCAACCTCAGTCACGGATAGCGCAGCAGACAATGTTGGTGAAAAGGCTGTTACACCTGCTCCAACAATCTCTGTACCTGACGATACTGCCGCGTTAGTTGCGGTGCCACTTGTAGCACTCAACTGCAAAGATCCAACCAAAGTCTGCCCAGCAGCAGTGGTGATACCGATCACGGCTTTGTGAATGAAGAATTTTGACGCCGTTACAAGCTCATCAGGATGATCTGTATTAAGAGTGCCTAATTCTACTAGAACATCACCGTCAGCGTATTGTGTGCTGGTATCTGTGCCTGCCAGTGACCCTACAAAAGTTTGGATTTTTCTTGATCCCAAAGAAATCAACTGACCCGTTGAATTTATGGAAAAGCCTGTTTCTGTGACGGTTCCGGTAGCAGAGTTTTCATTAATTACGTTAAACCCGGCCTTTGAACGGACGGAGCCCGAAAAAGTGGTAGTAGCCATGAGTTTCTCCTGTCTTGGCTAGTGTCAGCCCCCTATGGGCTGTCAGGATGAAATAACCATACAACAAAAAAGGGCGACTGTGAAGCCGCCCTTTAGAACCTCTACGGGAAAGAGGCTATTATGCTGCGCCCGGTGTGCCAAACACACAACGCCAATCAGAAACACCAAAGCTGTAACGCTCACGGGCCTTAAACCGCATGTTGCCGGTGTCAAAGTCACCTTCCATTGCAGTTTTGATTGGAGAACGGTTGAAGTATTTGAAACCGTTTGGAGCATCGGTCTTGATGAAGAACGCATCCGTATCTGTCAAGAAGTGGTTTACGACTGCACCTTCAGGCAGCATACCCATGTTCTTGATAGCGTTTGCGTCGTTATCAGCCGTTGCTGAACGCAAGTTTGAGTTAATCACACGCTCTGCAATAAACTGCAACTCTTTTGGAATGATAAGTTTCATTCCACGAACTGCAATCTTGAGACCACGCTCATCAGTCAAACCGGCGATATCAATCAACATCTGCTCAAGTGAAGTTTCATTCAAGTCAGAAGCGGTTGACAGCAAGTTACGCTGGTTACCTGAGAGAGATGGGTGTGATGAAGAGCAAAGTGCTGCGCCATCGCCGATTGCAGAAGCGCCTGTGCTGAACGCATTGTTCAGAATAGCCGCAGCTTTAATCTGCTTGGTCTGGGCCATTGAACGGGCCAGAGCCTTGGTGTAGCGAGATGCCAGACGGTCATACAGATTATCCTCAATGGCTTCCTCAGTAATTGAGAACGCCAAAGCGATTGTTTCGTGTGTGTACCGTGCTGTGAATGTCTCTTGAGCATCGTCAAAAGAGATGGCTGCGCCTTCCTCTTTAGTTGGTGCTGTTGAGAAACCCCCAAGCATCACTTCTTCTTCAAAGGAACGATCTGAAGACTCTTCTGCAAAGATCTCAGCATGTTCGTTTTCATAACGATCATACTCAAGCCCAAAAAGTGCATTTAGACCGGGTTCTAGCTCTTTAGCTAGTTGTGCTCTTGAAATAGCCATTTCCTAGCCTCCTATATGCCGGTGTTCGCTGCGGTGCCTACGGCAGCAGCAAAGCCTGAGTTGAAAGGTGCGTTCAAACGAACGATGTACTGATGACCAACGGCTGAATAGTCTGTGTTGCCTTCCTCTTCGTAGAGGCCGACAATACGAACATCCAATCCTGCGGTTGTCGCAGCGGTGCTAATATCAAGCATGTCAGAAGACTTGCCTGTATTTGTGCTACCGTTGTTAACACTCGCCATGTCACAGTTAGCAAAAACATCCGCCAAGGCAGTTGCCCGGTCGGTATTTGTGCCATCTGCCACTACAACATATAGCTGCATTGGATCATCATACACATAAGCTTTGACAGGATGGTTCGTGTCAACGCTTACAGCATTTGAACCCGGCCAATAATTAAGGTGGGTAGTCTTACCGGTTACGGAGTCAACGTACTCAACGCCACCTAAAACACCCAAAGGAGCTACAGCTTGATCAGAGATCGCAATAGTTCCAGCGGCTAATGGAATAACAATTCCACCATTATAGATAGCAGTAGTGTAGTTGCTGGCAATCTCATACATCGTCGTAGCGTTGTTATTAGGATTACCGCCCGTTTTACCAATAGGACGAAGGCCAAAACCACCAGTAAGTGTGTTTGCCATTAGAAACTCCTATTTGACAAAGAGGTAGTCGTCATTTCTGAGGACCACCAAAAGTTACACGAGATTGACGATCTGGTTTGTTGATCGTCATAGTCGAATGTGCATTCTCCCTCATCATATCAGAGTCCACCGCCTGCATCTGATCAGCACTTCTTGAATTAAAATATGCTGTCCTTTCCGCCACAGTTTCATCTGGGATACGAGCGAGAATCAAACCACCTACTCCAAACACACCTTCATATTTACCTGAGTCAATTACCGGGGCCTCAAAGTCTGGGTACTCGTCCCTACGAACAAGCTCATAACCTTCGCGCATTTTTGCGCTGATGTTTTTAGTATCGTCAAAACCACGGGTTTCAGCCCTGATCCAACGATGCTTATAACCATCCGGTGCAGGCGGTGCGTCCAACATAGACGGGGGAGCCCACGGCTTACGCTGCGCCGTCTTCTCCCTAGTTTGGTTTGCGCGAGAAGTACGTTTAATTCCGCCTTCAAACATTTCTTTTTGTTCTTCTGACATTAACTTACTCCTTCACGTATTTCGCGTATTCTTCAAGCGGCACACCCAATTTCTTCGCTATCGCGACTTGGCTAGGGGTGAGTCTAACCTTTTTCCCACTACTGCGCCCAGAAGATGACCGGGATACGGAAGCAACCGTCTGAGCGGGCCGTCTGCTTTCCCCGTTTTTAAGCTTATGCGGAAACTCGTTCTGCATACGCTTGTCTAACTCACTATAGTACTCATCGCTCTGCGGGTCAAACCCTTCATTTTCGACAAGCTTTTTGTGAACACCAAAAGCGGCATATGTCATGGCCTCATCCGTGCCAAACCACTCATTCCGGTGTGCCCAACTTTCTGCTTTTGGGTCAGGGCGACGTGGCTGTTGCTGCGGCATAGGCTGTTGAACTTGTGCCTGAACTTGTGCCTGTGCCTGCTGTGCGTAGCGCTGCTGTTGCGCTTTTGCCTGCTCGGCTCGGTCATTTTCTATTGCAAGCCTAGTGATCTTACGCTGCGCTTCCACAACACCGTTTGTGTCACCTATCTCAATAGCACGAGCCAGTTCACCTTCGGCAGTGCCCATCTCGCTGCTAACACGATTGCTGTATTCGTTAACATAATTCGTGTCCATCGCGTCCATGCGATTTTTAAGCTGCGCGGCCTCCGCCTGAACACCTTGTGCATACCGAAGCGCCTCGTCTTTCTGACGCTCTGCCTCACGCATTTTTTTGGTTAGACGATCAATACGTTTTTGAGTGTTAGTCTCAGCTTTTTCAAACTGATCCTCTGTTGCAGCCTCAACTTGTGGCTCTTCCTTTGTTGACTCAACCTCAACTTCAGTATCTCGTTCATCTTCCAAATCTAATTCAATTTGTTGTTTTTCTTCTGCCATCTATCGCTCCTAGAAATGAAGTATATCTTCGGGTTCTTTTATCTTTGCCAGTATCTCATCATCATTGAGAATACGAACCTCCCCACCGTCTATCTTGAACCGTGAGCCTGAATAACGAGCGAACATCACCCAATCACCCTGTTCACACCAAGATCCTGTGGGAAACTTTTCTGCGTCCTTATAGGCCAAAGATCCTACCTTTAGGACGTAACCTACCTGTGTAGATACGGTTTGTTCTTGAACCACTGTATCCGGTAGATAAATGCCACCATCGGTTTTACCCTTACCCCTGTACGGTAAGACCAAAATCCTCCACCCTGTCGGGTCCGGCATTCTTTCTAGGAGAGAACCCCCAATAGACTCAGGGTCTAATACTCTGTCGCTTGGCTCTTTATAAGCTTCTGCGAGATTTGCCACACCTTCTGATGCGGCTTTCAAGTCAACCATTGCTTTGCTCCTGTTTATCTAGCAGGCTCTTGAGTTCCTGTTCCACATGATCTAGGGCTTTTAAGTTGCCCATGAGCTCACGATATTGCTCTAAACTATTCACGTTGTCATAAATCAACAAATCGTAAATAGCCTGCCGCCGCTCTTTTATTATGCGAAAAACGGCTTCCGCAAAGTAAACCTCATCCACTCTGATAACTCCGCATTAAGTCTTATGTGTTCTTATAACACATCAGTCTGTTTCTGCAAGAGCTCTCATTCTGTCAACTAAACGCCGTGCACGGTTTGGCACCTGAGTGTACCACTTGGAGTCCACCATCTCATCTGCTGCGGCGCTCCAATCTCTAGCGTCTACACCGGCTTTCATGCCTTTGAACTTACTAAGTCTGGGTCTGCCCATATTAAACATCATGTTTGCAATAATATGCTGACATTCTTCAGGCAGGTCATCAAAGTCAGGATACAATACTTTGCATTCGTCAATCGTCACAGCTATGTCCAACGCGAATAAATTTCTCACTCGCTCTTGTTCAACGATTGTGCCAACGGGCTTACCGTACTCTTCATCACTTTCAGTGATTAGATGGCCCACACCACACGTTGGCAGAGCTAAATGGTCCAAATAGATCTCGTATTTGCACCCCTCATCTTCAGCGATCTCTTCGCGTAATTTATCCTTATTCATTTCTTAAATCCTTTTATCCCGCGTATTCCGAAGCTTGCGCCGATTGAGGCGTACATCGCCCACTGGAACCACTCTGGTGTACGAGAAAGAGCCGCAAACCCTTCCTCAACATACGGTTGCGTAAACGGAATAAAGCACATGGCAATTATGACAATAAACAAAATCGTCCACGCCTCGTCCTTCCAACTGTTGTCAGAGGACTGCGCCATTATCTTCTCCCAGCCCGCTTCGTGAGTGGCTGCGACTTTCATAACTTCAGCCTCGGCTTC